TTTAAAATAGATGTTAGAAGTATATGATAATGTATTAGAACCACATGTTGCAGAACTCATAGACCTGCAAATGAGAGATGTGTCATGGAAATATAATTACAAATCACATGCCAATAGAGTTAATCGTCACTGGCATGTTTTATGTGGTCATGATGATGAAGAATGTAATTCAAATGGATTTGATTATATTCCACAACTTTGGGAAACAATACGATCAAAATATTTATCAGACTATGATTATATTCGTATTTACATGAACGCACATACGCATGGTATTGAACCACACCTACACACAGATGATGGTGACGTTACAGTCATTTACTATCCAAGACTGGATTGGAAAAAAGAATGGGCTGGTGGTACACTGGTTGAGTCACCATATCTACCACAGTATGTAGATTATGTTGGTAATCGAATTGCTGTATTTGATGCAGTTCTACCACACCAAGCAATGCCAGTGTCACGACAGTGCTATGAATTAAGAACATGTGTTGTTTTTAAGTGTGAGAAAAAAGATGCGTGAACTAAAAGAATATCTAAATTCTACAAAGATGAAAATCACAAATGAAAAACTACACTGGACAACATTGTGGAGTGAAAAACTTCTACTAGCAGTCATAGGTACACTAACAATGTTTGCGGCTGGTATAGATGTTTATCACATGATTTTAAATCTAAAAGTGGAACTGGGTGACTTATTTCTGTTGTTTATATACGCTGAGATTATTGGTATGGTTGGTGCATTTTACGTTAGTAATCGAATTCCTGTTACACTACCCATCATTATTGCTATGACAGCATTGTGTAGACTTATTGTTCTTCATAGTAAAGAAGCAGACCCTCTGATGCTTCTTGCAGAGGCAGCTGCCGTTGTCATTCTAGCAGGTGCAGCTTATGTGATAAGTTTTAAAGATAAACTCAGTTTAGAAAAAGAAAAACTAAGAGATAAAAAAGATGTATGAACTAAAAGAATATCTAAATGCCATCAATACGACTAAAGAGAAGTTGATGGATAGTGAAGATGAAGCATGGACAAAAAAGTATCCAGCGTTTATTGTCAATAAGTGTCTTGCACCATTTCCAGATACAATACAGTTTGTAAATGAGATAAACATGCGATCTCACCTCGACAATAAGTTACAATTTGACTTTCTTCTAAATACTCTTAGACCTCGTAAAAGATACACTGCTTGGTTGAAGGCGAGTAAGGTAACAAACTTACAGTATGTTAAAGAGTATTATGGATACAACAATGAAAAAGCAAAGTCCGCTCTTGATGTACTCAATGATGAACAAATACAATTTATCAAGGATAGATTGAACAAGGGTGGAAAAAATGGATAGTATGCTTGAAGTAAAACTAAACGAGCCAGATGATTTTCTCAAGATAAGAGAAACACTGTCTCGTATTGGAGTGGCGTCTAGAAAAGAAAAAAAATTATACCAATCATGCCACATATTACACAAACAGGGCCGTTATTACATTGTGCATTTTAAAGAGTTGTTTTCACTAGATGGTAAGCAAACTGACATTAGTGAAAATGATATTGCAAGACGTAATACAATAGCTAGTTTACTTGAGGAATGGGGTTTAGTTAACATACTCACAAGTAAAGGTGAGACAGCTCCTTTAAGTCAAATTAAAATAATTCCATTCAAAGAAAAAAATGAATGGGAGTTAGAAACTAAATATAACATTGGTAAGAAACGAGAAGAATAAATGGCATACGGCGAAAAGGTATTAGACCACTACGAAAATCCACGAAATGTTGGAAGTCTAGACAAAGACGACAAGAATGTGGGCACTGGTATGGTTGGTGCTCCAGCTTGTGGTGATGTAATGAAACTTCAAATACAAGTGAATAATGATGGAGTAATCGTAGACGCAAAATTTAAGACATATGGTTGTGGTTCAGCAATCGCATCATCATCTCTGCTTACTGAATGGGTAAAGGGTCGAACACTAGACGAAGCAAAACAAATCAAAAATGTTGATATTGCTGAAGAACTAGCACTACCACCTGTAAAAATTCACTGTTCAGTATTAGCAGAAGATGCAATTCAATCGGCAATAAAAGACTATCAACAAAAAAACATTTGACAAAACTTGCCCAAATATATTATGATAACTTATGAATTTTTATACCAACGTATCAACGTGGGGTAACTATTTACTTTTACGAGAGTACAAAGATGGTAAACGTGTCAATCGTAGAGTAAAGTATTCCCCAACACTATTCTGCCCAGTTGCGAAAGAAACAGGCTATAAAACTTTAGATGGTAGGAATGTTGCACCAATTCAACATGAGACCATTAAAGATGCTCGTGAGTGGGTAAAACAATACTCAGACCAGCCACACATGGTAATGGGTAACACGTTATATCAATACAGTTTTCTATCAGACAATTACACTGGTGTAGTTGATTGGGATATTGAAAAACTGATTATGGTGACTATTGATATTGAGGTTGCTTGTGAAAATGGTTTTCCTAATCCAGAGGAAGCAATCGAACCTCTACTGTCTATCACAATTAAAAATCATCAGAACAAACAAATACTAGTTTGGGGTGTTGACGAATATCAAACCAATCGAGATGATGTTGTGTATGTAAGATGTAATAATGAGAAACATCTTATTGAAGAATTTCTATCATTTTGGGAACGCACACAACCAGACATTATCACTGGTTGGAACACAGAGTTCTTTGACATACCTTATGTGTGTAATCGTATTAAAAATATTTTAGATGAAGATCAAATCAATCGACTATCGCCATGGGGCAGAGTTAGTGATCGTGAGGTATTTCAAAAAGGTCGTAAAATGCAGTTGTATGATATTCAAGGTGTTGCACACTTGGATTACTATGATTTGTATCGAAAGTTTACATACACCAATCAAGAATCGTATCGACTAGATCATATTGCGTTCGTTGAGTTAGGTGAAAGAAAAGATGACAATCCATATGAGACATTTAGAGAGTGGTACATAAAAGACTATCAATCGTTCATTGATTATAATATTCAAGACGTAGAGATCGTAGACAAGCTTGAAGATAAGATGAAACTAATTGAGTTGTTGTTAACTATGGCTTATGAAGCAAAGGTTAACTATATGGATGTTCTTGGTTCAGTAAAGTATTGGGATATGATCATTTACAATGAACTGATTAAAAAGAATATTGTAATTCCACAGAAAGAGTCAAAACAAAAATCTGAAAAGTTTGAGGGTGCTTATGTAAAAGACCCACAAGTTGGTGTGCATGATTGGGTAATGTCATTTGATTTAAATTCTCTATATCCACATTTAATTATGCAATATAACATCTCACCTGAGACTTTAGTTGGAGAACAAAAAGTTAATGGTATGACAGTTGATAAATTGTTAAATAAAGAAATAGATACATCAATACTGAAAAATGTTGCACTAACACCAAATGGTGCTTTGTTTAAAACAGACAAGAAGGGATTCTTGCCAGAGATTATGCAAAAAATGTATGATGATCGTGTGAAGTATAAACGATTAATGATTGAGGCAAAGAAAAAATATGAACAGACTAAAGATCGAAGATTACTTAAAGACATTTCCAAATATAACAACATACAAATGGCCAAAAAAATTGCACTCAATAGTGCTTATGGTGCAATTGGTAATAATTGGTTTAGGTATTATAATCTACTCATTGCTGAAGCAATTACTACTTCTGGTCAGTTGTCTATACGATGGATTGAGAATAGTATCAATGAATATCTTAATAAAATACTTGATACCACAGGAGAGGACTACGTTCTGGCTTCTGATACAGACTCGGTGTACATTACTTTTGACCGACTTGTTAATAAAGTATTCAACAATCGACCATCAAATGAACAGGTGGTCAATTTCTTGGATAAGCTTGCCTCTGAAAAAATTGAACCATTTATTGATTCGTGCTATCAGGAACTTGCTGAATATGTAAATGCATATGAACAAAAGATGCAGATGAAACGTGAGGTGATTGCTGATAAGGGTATTTGGACTGCAAAGAAAAGATATATTCTCAATGCTTGGGATATTGAAGGTGTTCGTTATGATGAACCCAAACTTAAAATCATGGGTATCGAAGCAGTTAAGTCATCAACACCAGCACCATGTCGTGAGAAGATTAAACAAGCACTCAAGATTATCATGACAGGTGATGAGAAAGAATTGAACACGTTCATACAGGATTTCAGATCAGAGTTCATGAGCCTACCTCCAGAGGATATTGCTTATCCTCGTTCAGTTAATGGTCTTAAAAAATGGTTTGATGGAACAGTTTTATTTAAGAAGGGAGCTCCCATTCATGTAAAAGGTGCAATACTCTATAATCACATTCTTAGAGAGAACAATCTAGTTAGTAAGTATCCTCTCATACAAGAAGGTGATAAGATTAAATTTCTACACATGAAAAGTCCAAATATCTATTCATCAACATCAATATCATTTTTGACAAAACTACCAACAGGATTAGGTCTTGACAAAACCTGCGACTATGAGTTACAATTTGAGAAGTCTTTCATAGAACCATTACGGATTATCACTGATGTAAGTTCAATAAAGATTGATGATAGTTATGGCACACAGACTACACTTGAGGATTTTTTTGCATGAGTAATAAGACAGAAATAAATCTAGAACTATATGAACTATTAAGAGAGTGTGCAGACAATACTGGACTTCCAGTAATGAACAAGTCTTTGTTCATCTCTACAACAGAAAAGTATGGTAAAGAATTGTTTCGTTCCACTCTTGCAGAGTATATTACAAAAGAAAAGCCACCATATCCACTAAAGAAATTCTATGATCAAAAGGTTATTGAAAATTTTCGTAAGTTGGAAAAGGCGCCTTTCACCGATTACATTAATATTCCAACAAAAGAAGTAATTGAAAAGTATGATGACTACAAATATCCATACAAAGATTTTGGACTAGGATTTATCGAGGGCCCAGCTAACTTCAATTATTGTGCAGATTCATTTATGAACGATTTGCGTATGCGTTGTGGTTCTTATGGATTCAAAGCACCAGTTACTCGTTGGGAAGAAGGTGATAATATTTGGGGTGCGTTCGGCCCTATTTGGAGAGGGGTGAATGATGCAAAAGAACTTACACCTCAAACCTATACAATGGCATTTCGTCTTGGAACTTATATTGCAACACAGTTCAAACCTATTGTTGCGAAAACAATTTATGATATGACTACAGCGAAAACTATATTGGATACTTCTATGGGTTGGGGTGATAGACTTACTGGTTTTTATGCCTCTAATGCAACACATTATATTGGTTGTGATCCTAACCCAAATACATTTGAGCGTTATCATAAAATGATTAAGTTCTATGACAAAATCTATGATAAGTCTAGAGGTAAAAAAACTGTGCAAATATATAACTGTGGCGCAGAGGACTTGCCTTGGGATGAGATTAGTAATGTGGATTGTGCATTTACATCTCCCCCATATTTTTCGACTGAAT